TGTTTCAGGCTCATTTTCACAAGCTTTTTTGAAGCTGTCCTCGGGCATAAAGAATTGTGTAAAAATGTAGAAGTGGCCACTCTTGCAGATTACAACAGTCGCCGCTGTGAGGTCAGTTGTTCTCGACAAATCAACACCGGCAATAGCATAGCATTTACGAAAATCTTCTAACTTAAGAGATTCACCGCCTGCAAGTGCAACATCTTCATATGCAAGCCAAGCAATAGAGCTGTTTTGCAAGATATTGCAATATTTGCACATAAACTCAGCCTTTTTCGAGGTTGAATTTTTTGCCACAACAATTTCTTCGAGGTAATAACTCTCCGAAACCGATATTCCAAGATTGGGATTTGATTTTTTCAGTTCGTTGATGTCATCCCATTTTTGTATATCGTCAATCACATACAGAAACGGGAGTAATCTCATTTCGCCTACTCCAAGTTTTCCTTTGAGAAATCTTGTAGAGCGCTTGAACAGTTCATCATAAATTCCGTCGTTGATGTATCCGGCTGTAGTTATTGATAAAATAAGCGGTTGTTTTCGTGAGCCGAGAGCTGATTTCATTACCTCATACTGTTTCAAACCTGCTTGTCCCGGCCAAGCGGCAAGTTCATCACAAACTGTAAGATGTGGATTGAATCCGTCAGCTTTTTTGCAGTTGAATGCGACTTTTGAAATCGTAGTGTTCATCGGAATGACATAGATATCGTTCTTTCTTTTTTTCGTCATTTCTTCTGATGATAATTCTTCATCGAGTTTAACCGACTGAAAAAAAGCATTATATACAAGGTCTGCTTGAGCCAATTTTGGGGCAAGACAGTAAATTTCAGCTCCGTATTCACGGTCAGCATATGCCATATATTCAGCAATTGCCGCTGCAAATAATGTCTTACCGTTCTTGCGAGCTACTACAATCAAAGTTTCGTGGAACTGCCTGTTGTTAAGATTATCGACTATGCCAAAAAGACAACTTACAATAGCTTTCTGCCACAACTCAAGGTGCAACAAATCGTGTCGGCCTTTGCTGTGATGCACAAAATTCTCAATAAATTTTACAGCCTTATCAGCTTTTGATTCATCGTAAAACCATAAGCCTTTTTCAATGCCCTCAAGAACCATTGCGTAAACTTTTTTAATCCATTTTCCTGCTACGATTTTTCCGCTACAAATGCGATTGTAATATTCTTGAATATAATTAACTGCCAAGCATTAACGCCTCAAGTCTTGACTGCTTTCTCTCTGATTTTTCGGGGATATAGGAAATCAAAGTGTTGATTACAGAGGTGTAAGTTCGCATGTAGTCGGAATAAATTGTAACGGCAGGAATTGCCTTGCGGAATTTCTGCGAGGCATTCACCGTTGTGGTTTCAAGGCCTTGTGATTTGATGAGCCTTTGGGCTTCTAAGAGTACGCAACGAATGAAAGCCGCCTCGGAAATCAGCCTTTCAATCAATTCTCCTTTGTCGCTGTTATGAGATTTTCCGTTTTCGTCAATTTCTCGATAATGCTTTTTAAAAATCTTTTTAAGTCTGTTCATTTCCTGTTTAACTGCTTTATCTGAAATTAAAAGCTCAGATGTTTTTTCATTTTCCACCAAATCTCTACTCCTTTCACCCCCCTTCACGCACGCACACACGAGAGAGGAAAAATTAAGTCCCTCCCTTCGGTTCTCAGGGGGTATTTTATTTTTTGAGGTGGGGGGGTAGTATGTTTCCTTCGTCATCAACAGAGTAGCGAGTATTATTTATTTTATTTTTCTTTTTTTCTTTTCGATTTGACATATGTTCTTTGTTGTGGCAATCCTGACAGAGCAATTCGAGATTGTCGAAGTTCAGAGTTATCTTTGGATTGTTGATGTTGTCAGGATTGATGTAACATTTGTGGTGAACTATGTCGCCTGCATTACCGCAACGCTCACACACTCCGTTTTGCTTACGGAAATAAGCATCTCTGCAAGCTCTCCAAGATTGCGATAAGTAAAAAGATTTTGCATAGTCTTTCATACTCTAAGTATAAACCCTCAACTGCTTTCTCTACTGACATCTTTGTCGGTGCCAATATTTAAGCCTCGGTAATCAGCACAGAGCAATCGTGCCTCTTTGAGCCAGCGAAACACCGTGCGTTCGTCGGTATAGTTGCTAACTGCAAACTTAGTCACCCTCAAATTTATCTCACCTTTATGCAATGCCGCTGTTGGCGCAACAAAATAAACAGCACTGACGGCTTGACGGATGTAGTCTTTACCGCTATTGGTCAAGGCATTAAGTGTGTCTGCCACAGCAAGCAGGTCAAGTTGTAATGCTCGGTGCATTGTCTTGTCAGCTACAACCTGTGCTTTGCTTGGAAATCCAAGAGAGGCATAAAGTCTAAACTGTGCAATTGTATAATCTCTTGTTGTATCTCTCATATCCTTGCACCTCCGATTTTCTTGTGTTTATGGCTATTGGCCAAGTAAGTAAAATGAAAAGACGCACCCGTGAAGTCATTTATCCACATTTCGTCTTTGTAAAAATAATATCCTTCGGGACAAGGCAAAGCCTCACCTCGTTCGAGTTTTCTGTATTCTCGTTTTTTTCCTTCAACAACTTTGACCTCAGGCTTATTGAGATTGCGAGATGTTTTCAGCCGCTTTTTTCCGTTGACATCTTTGCGAATGTATTTTGCAAGGTCAGCATAATTGCCGCCTTGGTAGAGTGGCGTAAAATTTATGCCGTTTTTCCACGGCCAGCATTCCATTAATATTTCTCTGGCACAATCCTCAATTACGATGTGCAAATGCCAGTTTCTACCGAGTTTGCCACATTCGCAGTAGCCAATGTATTTAAACTTGATTTGTTTCTTATCTGTCCTGCGTTTCACTCGTTTAAAAAAATTTGAGACAACCCTCTCAAATTCGTCTTCGGTAAACTCGCCAAACGGAGCGGAGAACCTTGCGAACCAGTCGCCCTCAGAGAAGTTGCAAAGGATAAGCCTCTGTGTGTGTTGTTCTCCTCTGATACGGTTTGCTTTGGCTTGCTTTTCGTTTGTTCGGGATTGATTGATTTGTCGAGCAAGATTTTTCTTGTTCCGCTTGCGGAATGACTTATAGTATTTAACTTCAAGCAATGGTCCTGATTTGATTTCACACTTGTATGTAAACATATTAAACTTCCTATTATATATGTAAAAGCTAAAACGGTCACTTAATTAATTCCTTGAGCAGGCTATTAAAGGAGTATCTCAACTCCTTTTTTGTGACTATTATTATTCTGTTTTCGCGTTAAAAAGTCAGATGATATAAATATGCAGTAGTCCGTCTGACCACCGAACTACTGCTTAGTGCAACCTTACCGCTGCAATTGTGTGTTTAATTTTTGGTGCATTCTTTTGAACAGCTTAACCAAAAGCGGAAGTCGTCGCTTTGATTACTTTTTGAATATAGGATTAACTTGATTTGAATTTTCTTTAAGATTTTGCACACGGCAAGAATATTGCCTTACTTTAAATACCGAAGTATTCTTTGTAGCTTTTTGCGATGCCCTGACAATTGTCAGATTTAACCGGCACGTGACAAGCTACAGTTCTGATATTGTCGGCATCCAATTCCTTAAAGATTTCAGTTGCTCTGGTTTCTTCTGTTGACTTGTAAAATTTGAAGAGCAAATCCACAAAAGGAATGTTGCCAAACTCGTCCAAAAACGCTGTATCATTTTCGGTTAGTGTTTTTAAACATTTTTCCTTGTATGTATCCGACGCGTTTGACAAAATGAAAAGTTTATTATAAACATCATGCTTTGTGAGCAGGTCAATTATCTGCAAAGCAATTCGTAATACATTAGTATCGTGTTCGGCAATCGCTTTTGACAACTCCGTTAATTTGCAAGAAGTTTCTCTTGTACGTTTAATCCACTCGATATGTTCTTTGTTAGCAAAAAAAGTGTCGGTTCTAAATCTTCGATACTCTTGCAATAATTTATATTTGGCCTTGACACAAGACTTGGCTGATAGCAAGCCTATCTTTGTGCAACTGTATATGGCTGACATTGACAGAACAAGCCATCTGTTGAATATATCAAGTTTATTGATTTCATTAACATCAAGAGCGCCGTCGATAAATGCAACAACGAGCTTGTCAAGCTCTGATAATGTTTCTGCCGGTGCTGTTGGCTTGTCCTGTATTTCCGCTGCAACTGTTTTTTTGGATTCAGCCATTGTTGCTCCCCCTTAAAGATTTATGTTTTGTGTGGCAAGTGCCTCTATTAAATGTTCAACCTTGCCTTTGAAAAATTCCTTGTCCTGTGACTGCTTGGCGAAATCGAGCATACGGACAAAGCTGTCATATGCAATTGAAAAGTATGCCTTAAAGACATCCTTGTCATCTGATGAACCGTCGGCAGTCTGAACATTTTTCAGCCTTTCTTCATACTCCTCTTTCTGTTTGCGAAGAGCCTCCTGTTTTTCATCTTCAAGCTGTTTTCTGACAATTTTTTCGTTGTTGCGGTATTCTTCTTCGAGTTCGTCATAATGCTTAATGTTCTCCCTTTCCAAAGCCTTAATCGTTTCATTGAGTCTGCGTTCATTGTCGCTCGGCTCTGCAACGGCGACTTCGATAGGACGGCTTTCAAGCTCCTGAACTTTATTCGTCAGCTTGAAATTTTTGTTCTTTTCCTCTGCAAGCTGATTTTCAATATTGCGATAGCTTTCTTTTGAAGTGTCCGCCTGCTGTTTGTAATAGTCGGCGTCTTTCTTAGCGTTATTGAGCTGTCGGCAATAGTCAATGCTCTTGTCGGTTGCCTCCTGCTTTTCGTCCTTCAGCCTGTCAATCTCTGCCTTTAACTGCTTGACCGTTGTGTTTTCAAGGTCAAGCTTTTCGGCGATTTCAGCCTGTTCGGGTTCGCTTATGGTAGATAAAAGATACAGTTTACTTACTCCCAAATGTTTACTCGAGTAAACATTTTCAGAGGTATTTTCTATAATAGAAATATACTTATGTGCCTGTGTTCTGTTAAAACCTACCTCTGTTTCGCAGTAGTCATCAAAGTTCTGATATCCAAGCTCCTTATACAGCTTGTTGTCACGCATTGTTTTAAGCCCATTGCACATATCCCATATGTTCTGCTGTGCAAGGTTTGCGCTGACAATTATCTTCTGATGCAGTTCAATTGCCTGCCTATGCTGTTCGCTTACTGTTATTTCTGACATTTTTTATATCCTCCAAAAATTCAGCGTATTGCTTTTCAAATTTCTTGATTTCATCCGGCTTTTTAAATCCGCTGTCACGCTCATTTTTGTAACCGTGACACTGCATTATTTCCAATGTTTCGGGATTTACTTCAATCGTAAAAAACGGGATTTTCGGTTTATCTTTATGACGAATGAAAAGTATTATCGTGTCACCTCTTGCGTGCCGTCTTACATATCCGCCGACGCAATGCTGTAATATTCTGCCCTCTGCTATTATTTCTTCACCGCTTTTTGGGGCAAGCATTATAAGGCTGTCTGTGCTCATCAGCAACGGAGAAAGTGTCTTTGCCATTTTTGCAATCTGCTCCGTTTCTTCTTTGTTTGCATAGAAAGCAACCTTTTCAAGCGTTCTGTCGTGAGCCTCTTCAAGATGAGCCGGCATTATTTCTTCGATACCCTCGGGAAGTTTTTTGCAATTATCAAGATAATCCTTCCACAGCATTACTCTCCGATTGTTTTTGCCATACTTCAGAATCTGTCTGTATGTAAGATTATTTTTGTGAAGTTCATCTACAGCATAAGTACTGAGCTTTGACAGCTTGCTTATGAACTCGCTTGCCATATGAATGGTCGGTTCTTCCTTTATCACACTGCGGTAAAGTTCAATTGCACTTGAATCATAATCTGCAAAAAAGTGCATATCCTCCTTACGACATCCGAGCATTTTAAGCAGATTGGTTTCTTTCCAATGAATTTTATTGAGTGAAAGTTTGCTGTCAATCAAAAGCTCTGCAATATGCTCAAAACCGCCTTTAATCAGGTATTCTGCATTATTGTGCCTTACATATATGTTCAGCCATTTGAGAATCCCTTGAACCGTATATCTGTTTGAAAGCTCATCCGCACACGAATATCTGAGATCCGTATCGGTTATTGCATCGAGATTTAAAAGTACGGTTGAGCCCCAGCCTGAATACAAGGTTTTTTCTGACGGACCCCAATACCACGCAAAACCTTGTGATGTAGAGGGGATAACTCCGTCTGTTTTCAGCGGATAAAATGATTTACCGTACCAGTTATATGCAAATCTTTGCATTGCGTGCTGTTCATATACATAAAGATATTCATCCGAAAAAGTATATCGGGGCATCATTTCGACAGGATTTTCATTGTACAAATCATCGGAAAATAACTGATATGCCGTTACAAATCTGATGTACAGCCTGCCGTCAACAGCAAAGCAAAAACCAAACTTGCGACTTCTTTCAAGTTTTTTTCTGCCGTAGTGCAGGGCTTTTGCTTTTACGCTTTCCTTGCAATGACCGCAGACAAATTCCTGATTATGACAAAGTCGGAGCTGTTCGCCGATGTGCCAGCTTTGACAGCTTGTGCAGAAATAGTCGCAGGTTCTTTTGCTTTTATTTTCGTAGAAAGCATACTGCGGAAAGTACATTGCTATCTGCTTTTCATGTTCATCTGTCAGGTCAGGAATCTTATTAAGCAGGCTGTCAGGATTTTTAATCATGCTGACACCTACCAATCTATAAGATTGCCGAGATCAAGAGTTACCGGATCCGTTTTCTGCTCTGCGACATTAGGTTCTTCAAGTTCGTATTCAGACATATGTATCTGCATTGTGAAAGTAACCTTTGCTCCGGGGAAAATCTTACCGACAATCTGCTGATACACATCAAGGTCGGAAACTGCAGCGGGGAGTTTCTTTCCCACTTCGTCAATCAGGTTTTCAAGGTTTTTTGCAGCCGTAACGGCTCTTGCAAATTCCTCGTTCTGCTCTGAAAATTCGCAGAGCATCTTCTTTACCGGCTCAAGTATTGCTTTATGGTCTTTAAGATTTTTTTCGTTGCACAACTTGATTTTTTCTGTTGCAGAGGATATAATTGAATCAGGTTTATTGTTCTTTGTGCTTGTGGCATTCACAGTGTCACAGGCACTTTTTTTATTGCTCATTTCTTCACCCCCACACATTCAAAACCGAAGGAATCGGATTCAGGCGTTTCAAGTACTTTGAGCTTGCGTTTTAGCTCTCGGTTTTCGTGCTTATAACCGCTTGACGCTGTTTTCTCGAGGGCAAGATCTGTTCTTGCGTTTCTCAGTTCAATGCTGAGATGTCTGTTCTCTGCTCTGAGGTTTTCCACATCTTTGAGCAGTTTTCTGCGTGTCGGATAGTTTCTTAACCACATTGTTAATGCTCCTTTATGTATTGTCTGATTTCTTCCTTATCAAATCGCCAAAGCTTTCCGATTTTGTGGGCAGGGAGAACGCCCTTTTGTGCAAGCCGTGTTGTGTAATCGACATTAAGTGCAAGCAACCGTGCCACATATGGCACATCAATTATCACAGGCACTTCATCCCAATTGACAATAGGTCTTTCTCTCGGCATTTTCAGTCCTCCTTTTTTAACATTTCGTTAAGCTGTTTTTGTGTGTTCAGAAAAATCAAGCCGCCGAACCGAATAAATCTTCAATAGATAAATCAGTTTGTAAAACCGACTTTAAGCGGAGAGCTTCATCAAGCGTGAATGGATATTCCCCACGCATTTTTGCACAGAACTGTCCGTATGAAATTCCCATTTTCTCGGCAACTTCTTTCTTTTTCATTTTCTTTTCAAAAATGATTACTTCGATTTTGTCAAACACGATTTTTCACCTCCTAAATGCGATATTTCGTGTTTCTATATTAAATATAACACGATATTTCGCACTTGTCAACGGATTTTTAAAAATATTTTTACGAAATTTCGCATTTTAGTATTGATTTTTCGTAATCAGCGTGTTACAATCAGTAATAGTAAAGGGTGATTAACTTGACAAGAGAAGATTACATAAAACAGTTAATAAGTGACAAAGGATTTAGTGTAAAAACCTTTGCCGAAAAAATTGAAATACCATACAGCACACTTAGATCTATGCTTAACGGCTCTATTGGTGGAGCTGCTGTTGATAGTGTGATTAAAATTTGTGCAGGTTTGGGAATTAGCATAAATGATTTGCAAAATTGCAATGCGGTTAAACTACCTTTTGAAACATCAGACAAAGAAAAGAAACTTATAATCGCATACAGAAATAGCCCTGAAATGCAACCTGCAGTTGATAGATTGCTCGGTGTGGAAGATGAAGTATTGATACCAACGATTAAAGCCGCACGAAGTGACGGTAATAATCAACCAATTGAAATAGTTAATCTTCCTGATCTCAGTAAGTTTGAGCCTGACGATACAGATTTATAAGACATAATAAAAAACACCTCATGGGTTAAAATACCGATGAGGTGGTAAACTTGAATTATGAAAAATACAAAAACGCACGCAATGCCTCTTGGCAATGCTTAATCGACTACAGAATTAGCAACTTGCCTGTTAAAGTCAGTCAGATAGCAAAGCAAGCCGACATTGTTTTGTTGAAAAATTCGGCAGTCAATCTGCTACACCAAAATGAGAGCGGTACAACTCTTATGCAAAATGATAAGCTGTACATCGTCTATGCTGATGAGCAATCTCCCCAGCGTTGTAGATTTACAATTGCCCACGAACTCGGGCATATCTTTTTAGGGCATCTGTTTGCTAAAAATGGTAAAGGTTTTGCAATAACCGACGATGCTGAACATTCAGCGAATGTATTTGCTCGAGATTTGTTGGCTCCGGCTTGTGTACTCCATGAGCTACACGCAACAAATGCCGCTGCAATTGCAAATTTATGTGACATTAGCTTTGAAGCGGCAACCTACAGGGCTGAACGAATGGCAGAGATCGAACGCAGAAATGCCTTTTATCTGCACCCACTCGAAAGGCAAGTAAAAGAGCAATTCGCAAATTTTATCAATAAAAAGAAAAACCTACCATAGTTGCCGCTATGGTAGGAATAGGAATTATGAGAAGTTGGAACTCCTCGAATATTATTATATAATATTTGACATTATGTGTCAATGAGGAGGCTATTATGGGATTATTATCAAAATTATTTAAAAAGCCAAAATCAGAGGTAAAAACTCCTGCGATGCAACCGGAATCGGGCAAGTCGCACACGAAAGTTTTTAAAGTTGCAGGTGTTACCTTTCAGGGCAGGCAGAAGTTACTTAAACAACTCAAAACTGACAAAAAAGCAGGCAAAGCGCTTAATGTGCAGTTACAGGAATACGATTATAAAGGCGAGCCTGCAATCAAGGTGCTTGTCAACGGTTTAGATGTCGGCAATCTCCATATAGAAGATGTAGCTTTTGTTAAAGAAAATCAAGAGCGAATTCTTGGCATTAACGATTTTACAATTGGTGAACATTACGATGAGAACGATAAAGTAAGTTATAATGCAAAGGTTAAAATGCTCATAGCAAATAAAAATTAAATAAAAAAAATCCGCCCTGCTCGACTGGTACTCGAACAGAGCGGAATCATCTACACAGGGTGCAGATGATACGATTTAAACGCAAAATAATTGTATCACAATCCCCTGAATTTTTCAAGTTTTGAATATCAGGGGATTTTTGCACCCTTTTTTCAAACAAAAGGAGTGTATATTATGGCAAAAGTAAAACTTAAAAAGCGTGCAGACGGACGGTATCAGAAGTCTGTGTATCTCGGCAAAGACGAGGACGGCAAACGCAAATATAAAACCGTCAACGGCTATTCTGTTAAGGAAGTTGAAGAAAAAGCACAGCTTATCAAGTTGCAAATTGGAAAAGGACTTGATGTACTCAATTCAAGTATGAAATGGGGCAAACTTGTCAATCTATGGCTTGCCTACAAAAAATCCATACTTTCCGAGGGACAGTACAAAACTTATTCAATTTATCTAAGCCACTTCTCTGCCCTGAATGACCGACCGATTAACAAGCTTGTCAAATCCGACTTTCAGCAGATAATTCTTGATGAGTACGCTTGCAATTCGCACACAGGCAAACCGACCGCAAAAAAGACTTTGCGTGATTGGCGTGGTGCAGTAAGGCAGGTGTTCAATTATGCCATAGAAAACCGTGTAATCGAATTTTCACCTGCACAATACATAGAGATACCCCGTGACGCAAAAACCTCAGAACGGCGAGCATTGACTGCACAAGAACAGCTGTGGGTTGTATCCACCAAACACCGTGCACAATTGCCAGCTATGATAATGATGTTTGCAGGCTTGCGACTTGGCGAATGCCTTGCCTTGCAATGGCGAGATATAAACCTTGATAAGCGTACAATCAGCGTTCATCAAAAGCTAATAACAAAAGGTAAGGCGCATATTGAGCAAGGAGCAAAAACTATTTCAGGTGTGCGTACAGTTACAGACATTCCGAAAATTTTGATTGACTTCTTGCAAAAACAGCCAAAACATAAGCCTGACGATTTTGTTGTGATATCTACCAAAGGCACGCTGATGAGTGATACAGCGTGGCGGCGATTATGGAACAGCTATATGGCAGACCTTAATATTAAGTACGGCGATTTTTCGGACTATGAAAGACAGCCTAAAAGCAAGTATGACCCTAAAGGTGTACCGTTTGTGATTGATAGATTTACGGCTCATTCGCTCCGCCACACCTGTGCCACCAATTTGTTATATACAGGTCACGAACTCCACTATGTGCAAAAACAAATGGGACACGCTAAGCCGTCAACTACGCTTGACATTTATACACACTATGTCGAATCATTGCCAAAACGCAAATCGAATAAAATAATCAGTATTGACGCGTTGATTAAGGAGTTTAAACCTGCCCAAAAGCAAGCATAAGCGCTATAAAATTGCGTGCATTGCACTAAAATTTAAAAAAGCCGATAAATACTAAGTTTTTCAGCGTTTTGTCGGTTTACTCCTAAGCGAAAGGTCGGGGGTTCGAATCCCTTTTGGCACGCCAAAAACTCCGCCGGGAAACCCAGCAAAAGGCAGGCTCACATAAGGATACTTTCAAAAAGTTACCGATTGAGAGCAGCACAACGCCACAGAGTTTTAAAACTCTGTGGCGTTGTGCTTTTTTATAGCTAACAGGAAAATGATTAGAAAAAATTTTGATCTTTGATTAAGGTTGCGGGCGTAACAGTTA